TCGCGCGACGGCAACAGCTCGGACGGGATCAACCCGCACTTCGCCGCCCGCGACGAGGTCCACCGCTGGACCGACCGCGAGCTGGCCGAGGTGCTCACGAACTCGATGATCGCCCGGGCCCAGCCCATCGACTGGGCGATCACCACGGCGGGCGCCGACCGCGCGAGCCTCTGCGGCGAGATGCGCGACTATGCCGAGGAGGTGGTGCGGGGCACCGTCAGCGACGACAGCTTCTTCGCCTATGTGGCGGAGCCCCCGCCCGACTGCGACGTGGCCGATCCGCGCTTTTGGAAGATGGCGAACCCGAACCTCGGCGTGGCCTTCTCCGAGGAGCGGTTCGGCGAGATGTACCGCGAGGCGACCGTGATCTCGGGCAAGATGCCGAACTTCCGCCGGCTGCACATGAACCTCTGGACGGAAGGCGCCCAGACCTGGATCGCCCGCGACGTCTGGGACCGCGGCGCCGAGCCGTTCGATCCCCGCGCCCTCTACGGGCTTCCCGCCTGGGTCGGGCTCGATCTCTCGAAGACCACCGACCTCACCGCGATCTCGGTGGCGGTGCCGAAGGACGGGCAGATCTATCTCCTGGCCTATTCCTTCCTGCCCGAGGGACCGAAGGGCTTCATCGCGCGGGCCCAGAAGGAGAAGCGCGAGTACGTCGCCTGGCGCGATGCGGGCTGGCTCGAGGTCCATTCCGGCGGCGTGATCGACGAGGATCAGGTGATCGAGCGGCTGGAAACCATCCGGGCGCGCTTCGACCTGCGCGAGTTGGCCTACGACCGCTGGGGGATGAAATACATGGCGAAGGAATTGCTCAAGCGCCGCTTCCCGCTGGTCGAGCACGGGCAGGGCTACGGCTCGATGTCCTCGCCGATGAAGCGGTTCGAGGAGGCGGTGGCGAAGGGCCGGATCCGGCACGCGGGCAATCCGGTGCTGGCCTGGGCGGTGGGCAACGTCCACCGCGACGAGGATGCGGCCGAGAACATCAAGCCGAACAAGGCCCGCTCGAAGGGCCGGATCGACCCGGCCGTGGCCGCGATCATGGCCTTGGGCCGCGCCGAAGCCGCCGAAGGCCGCCGCCGCGCACGGGAAGTGGAGACGGCGTGAGCGGAGGCCTCTCCGCTCGCGCTTCGGGAATGGCGGCCCTCGGGACGGGCGGAACGCTTCCGACGTCTGGCGAGATCTCCGGGATCACCCCTGCCCCGTCGTCGGCCTGGCAGGCGCGGCGGACATCGGGTCAAGCTTCTTGAACAACCGCTTTCGGCCTCGTCAGGACTGCGGCGATGACTGCGCCTAGGACGAAAACGAACAGGAAGAAAAGGATCGAGTAAGGCTCCACCGTCAGCCAGACCACAACAGTCATAATCCACATCACCACGAACGTCAGAATACCAAGAACGCCCAATGCGACTGACCACACTTTGAAAGGCCTCAGCCGAAAGCTGTTGCGTTTCCACTTCCACGCAGGACGAAGAACGCACGCCCAGGCGCCGATCCACCAGAGCAGTGCAAACGTGCTGGTGATCGGCGAGCGGGCTACGTCTATTGCCTCATGGAAAACCACCTCACGGAACGTCGCGTGACGGGAGGTGAAGCCATATTCAATGTCCATGTATTCCGGGTATGCATCATTGGGCGGCCTGCCTTCGGCTTCGATCAGTCTGTCACGGGTCCACTTCGAATAATCTGGCTCGAACACGAGCCCCCGCAATTCGTCATAGACGCGGCACTGAGGCTGACCGTCCAGAACTTCGCAATGAATGGTGAGTGCATCGGACTGCGGTGTTGCGGCCAGCAAATACCCTTCACTGTCGAAGACTACCACTTGCGAAGGGTCGGTTACGACAATGCCATCGCCGAACAGAACAGCAAACTCGACCATTCCAAAGCCTGGAAGCTCGACTTTCTCGCGCTGCCCGAAGTAGGGCGAATGCGCTTGGGCGGTAGAAGCAAGGCCACAAACGAAAATCAGGGATGCGACAACTGCGCTCCAAATGCTCATCACAATCGAAACCTTAGCTTGAACTGTTGAAGTTCAACGATAGCAGGCTTCGGTGCCCATCGCGACATCGGTCGAGACGGGCTCGGAGCGAACATTGCGTTTCCAGCCCCTGAGGCTCTCACCAGCATCAACGATCAGGCGCTCCCCGCGGGATCGTCTGGCGGAAGGAAGGACCGGCATGAGCAGATGGCCGCGATTTGGCGCTTCGCGACTGGCGGGCGCCTCCGTCCGCACCGAGCCGCCGGTGACGGCGCCGCAGGCCTCGGCCGAGGCGAGCGGCACAGCCGCGCCGAAGCCCTGGCTGCAGGAGGTCGGCTGGAGCTCGGGCGGCGCGAGCCGGATCCGCACCCTGCCCCGCGTCTCGGCCGAGATCGCGCAGCGCCATGCCACGGTCTATGCCTGCTGCGCCGTCATCGCGGGCGATCTCGCCAAGGTGCCGCTGAAGCTCTTCCAGCGCACCGGCGACGGCCGCGAGGTCCGGGTGCGGGATCATGCGGCGCCCTATCTTCTGAATGTCGAGGCGGCGCCGGGCGTGGCGGCCTCGGTGGTGCGGTTCGCTCTGGGCTATGCTTTCACGCTCCGCGGCAATGCCTTCGCCTGGGCGCCGCGCGACGGGGCGGGCGAGCTCGAGCTGATCGATCTCGTGCGCCAGTCCGGCTGCAGCGTGCTCCGCGCCGGCCGCGACCGGTTCTACGACTTCGAGGATGGCGCGGGCCTCCGCCGCCGCGCCCCCGCCCGTGCCATGATCCACCTGCGCTACATGGCCGAGGACGGCTGGACCGGGCGCAGCCCGCTCGAGGTCGCGGCCGAGAGCGTGGGCCTCGCGCTGGCGGGCCAGGAGTCCGCCGCCCGTGCCGCCTCGGGCGTCACCGCCCGCGCCGTGATCCGGCTCCGCGACGATTACGAGGATGACGAGGCCCGCGTCAGGAGCGCCCGCCGGGTGGCGGCCGCCCTCCGCGCGCCGGAGGTCGAGGGCTTCCCGATCCTCGGCGAGGGCGAGGATGTGAAGACGCTCGACATGAAGGCCGCCGATCAGGAGCTCCTCGGCAGCCGCAAGTTCGACCGCGAGCAGATCGCGGCGATCTACCGGGTGCCGCCGGCGAAGCTGCAGATGATGGAATATGGCGTAAAGGCCAATGGCGAGCAGCAGGCCATCGATTACCTCACCGACTGTCTCCTGCATTGGGCGAAGCAGGTCGAGGACCAGCTCGCGCTCGGCGTGCTGACCGAGGCCGAGCGCCGGGCGGGCCTCTTCTTCCGGCATGACTTCGGGGCCCTGCTCCGGCCCACGACAAAGGAAAGATTCGAGGCGCTCGCCAAGGCGGTGGGCGGCCCGATCCTGACCCCGAACGAGGCGCGGCGGATCGACGGCTACGATCCCATCGAGGGCGGCGACCGGCTGAACCCGGCGCCCAACATGACCCGCAGCGAGGAGACCGACCCATGACCCGCACGCTTGCCAGCCTCTTCGGCCCCCTGCAGCGCATGGCGCTGGCCGAGGATCTGGCCGCCCCGCTCCTCGCCCTTCCGATCGCGGAGGGCGCGGCCGATCCTGCTGCGGCCGACATCGCCCTCTCGGCGGCGCCTGAGGCCGGCGCCGTCGCGCTGGGGACTGCGGCCGGCCCGACCGTTCCCGACCGATTCATCGTCTCGCGCGGCCTCGCGGTGGTGCCGGTGCGCGGGATCCTCACGCCGAACATGGCACAGTACGAGCGATGGTTCGGCTGGGCCACCTATCATGGTCTCGCCGAGACGCTGGCGCATCTCGCCGCCAGCGAGGATGCCGCGGCCATCGTGCTCGAGATCGACAGCCCAGGCGGCCTCGTCACCGGGATCGAGGCCGCGGCCGAGGCCATCGCCGCCGCGGCCGCCGTGAAGCCGGTCCATGCCCTCGTCTCGCCGCTGGCCGCCTCCGCCGCCTATTGGCTCGCCTCCCAGGCCTCCGAGATCGTGATGACGCCGGGCGCGGTCGCGGGCTCCATCGGCATCGCGCTGACCGCCGCGGCCCATGTCCAGCCGGGCGCCAACGGTGCGCAGATCTTCGAGATGAGCTCCCGCCACGCCCGCGCCAAGCGCCCGGATGCCTCGACCGAGGCCGGCCGCGCCGAGCTCCAGCGCAGCCTCGACGAGGCCGAGGCCGCCTTCCACGCCGCCGTCTCCGCCGGCCGCGCCATCCCCGCAGCCGAGCTCGCCGCGCGGCTCAGCGTCACCGACGATCCCCAGGACGGTGGCGCCACCTTCCGCGCGCCCGAAGCCATCCGGCGCGGCCTCGCCGACCGCACCGAGACCCGCGCCGCCTTCTACGCACGACTCACTGCCCGCACCGCGCCGAAGCCCCGCAGCCCAAGCCGCGCCTTCGCCGCCCGCGCCGCCGCCGCGGCAGCGCTCGCCACGAGCTAATCGGCACACCCTAACTCTCGCACACGCACGCGAACCCATCTCCGCAGTTCCCCTGCATAGGGGAACTGTCCGCCCCCTCCCCTTCACCCCCTTCCCCACCCCCTGCCGCTGGCGGGGCCGTTCGGCTGCGCGGATGCAGCCCTGCCAAGAGAGGATCCCATGGCACGACAGAACCTCGACGACCTGCGCCGCGCCCGGAAGGCCGCGGCCGACACGATGGCCGCGGTGGCCGCCCGCATCGGCGCACTCGAGGCGGCCGAGGCCCCGGACGCCGCCGCCCTCGAGGCCGAGACCGCGGCCTTCGCTGCCGCCGAGGCCGCCTTCGCCAAAGCCGATGCCGCCGTGAGCCGCGCGGCGGCCGTCGAGGCTGCGCAGGCGGCCGCGGCTCAGGGCGATGGTGCGGGCGCCGGGATCGGGGCTAGTGCCGGCGCCGACGCCGTGCCGGCCGTGGCGTCGGATCCGGCGCATCGCGGGGTGGCGGCGGGCTTCATGGTCCAGGCGCTCGCCCGCACCAAGGGCGACCGCGACAAGGCTGCCCGGCTCCTCGAGGCCGAGGGCCATGGCGCGATCTCGGCCGCCCTCTCGGGCGCGAGCGAAGGCGCAGGCGGCGTGACCATCCCGCGCCCCCAGGCGGCCGAGCTGATCGAGATGCTGCGCGCCCGCGTCGTCGTACGCGCCTCGGGCGCGCGGACGCTGCCGATGCCCGCGGGCGAGATGCGGCACGCCAAGCAGGTGGGCTCGGCCGTGGCCGCCTATGCGGCCGAGAATGCCGCCATCGCGCCGAGCCAGCCCAGCTTCGACAAGATCGACCAGAGCTTCAAGAAACTCGTGGGCATGGTCCCCATCGGCAACTCGCTCCTGCGCCACTCGGGCGTGGCGATGGCGCAGCTCGTGCGCGACGACCTCCTGAAGGTGATGGCGCTGCGCGAGGATCTGGCGTTCCTCCGCGGCGACGGCAGCGCCGACACGCCGAAGGGGCTGCGCCACTGGATGCTGCCCGCGAACTGGTCTGCCGCGCCGGTGGCCGCCACACCGGCCGCGGCCGAGGCGGCGATCCGGCGCGCGGTCTCGCTCGTCGAGGATGCCGATGTGGGCATGGTCTCGCCCGGCTGGATCATGCGGGCCTCGACGAAGAACTGGCTCGCGAGCCTGAAGGACGCGAACGGCAACCCGCTCTTCCCCTCCATCGGGGCCTCGGCGCAGCTCATGGGCTTCCCGATCCGGACGAGCTCGCAGATCCCCGACAACCTCGGGGCGGACGGCGACGAGACAGAGATCTACTTCGGCGACTTCGACGAGGCGATGATCGGCGACAGCATGGCGCTCGTCGTGGGCTCCTCGACCGACGCCTCCTTCGTCGACGGCAATGGGGCGACCGTCTCGGCCTTCCAGAACGACCTCACGCTGATGCGCGCGATCTCCGAGCACGACTTCGCGCCGGCGCATGACGAGGCCTTCGCCGGCTTCAATGCCTCCGGCTGGACGCTCTGACGCTAAAGCCGCCTCGCGCCACCCTTCCCGTTCCGCCTCCCCCTCGGCCCCGGTGCTCCCCGGGGCCGAGCTCGTTCCGGCGCCCCGTCCCCTCCGCTCCGGTGCGGGCCGGCGCCTCCCCCTATTCTCCCGGAGAGATCCATGAAGACCATCGTGACCTTCATCCGCCCCTGGAACCGCTACAATCGTGGCGAGACCGCGGGCTTCGATCCCGCCACGGCCGCGGGGCTGATCGGCGTCCATGCCGTGCCGTACCGGCCGGCCGAGGTGGCACCCGCTTCGGCTCCGGCCGCAGCCCCCGCTCCCGTGGAACTGCCCGCCCCTGCCCCGAGCTTCGAGACCGCCATGGCCGCGCTCGAGACCCCGGCCGCGACCGCGCCGAAGGCCGCCGCAGCCGGCGCCGACCTGCCGGTGCAGGGCCGGCGGAAGTGAGCCCATGCGCGTGATCGAGCCCCCGGCGCTCGCGGTGTCGGTCGAGGCCTTCAAGCGGGCGGTCCATCTCGACGGGCCCGACGACGATCTCCTGATCGCCGAGCTTCTGGCCGCCGCCACCGAGGTGGTCGAGACCGCCGCCCGCCGCCCGCTCATGCCCCGGCTCGTGGCCTTCGAGACCCCGGCCGGGCACTGGTCGCGCTGGTACTTCCCCATCGCCCCGGTGATCGAACTGGTGGAGATCTCCGATCCCGCCGCCCGGCTCGTGCGTGCGTTCACCGAGCCTGCGCTCGAGCGCCCCGCGGCAACCGAGGGCGCGGTCGGCCTCACCGCGCTCTGCGGCCACGAGGATCCGGCCCGGATCCCGCGCGGCCTCTGCCAGGCGGTGATCCTGCTCGCCAAGGAATGGCACGACGCCGGGATCGGGCCGGCCGAGAGCGCGCCGCCGCTCTCCTTCGGCATCCAGCGCCTGATCCGTCAGGCGCGCTACGCCCGGCCGATGGTCTCGGAATGAGAACCGCGCTCCTCCCCGCCGCCTCCCCGGAGGCCGCATGAGAGCCCCGCGCTTCGACCGCCGGATCCAGATCCAGCGCGCCACGCCCGCCGACGACGGCTTCGCCTCGGTCGAGGTCTGGGCCGATCATGGCGCGCCGCTCTGGGCCGCCCGCGCCGATCTCAGCGACGCCGAGCGCTGGAGCGCGGGCGAGATGGCGGCCAGCGTCACCACCCGCTTCACGCTCCACCGCACCGCCTTCGCGAGGGGCCTCACCCCGAAGGATCGCCTCCTCTGCGAAGGCCGCAGCTTCGAGATCTCCGGCATCAAGGAAGGCGGCGCCGGCGGCCGCTTTCTCGAACTGACCTGTTCCGCGAGGACCGACCGATGAGCGTCACCGTCTCCGTCTCAGGCCTCCGCGAGATCGAGGCGCAGCTGGCGAACCTCTCCCGCGCCGCCGGCAAGGGCGCGCTCCGCCGGGCGCTGCACCGGGCGGCGAAGCCTCTGGCCGAGCTCGCGGCCAGCAAGGCGCCGGAGCGCAGCGGTGCACTGAAGGGCTCGATCATCGTCGGCGCGAAGCTCAACGGCCGCCAGACCCGGCTGCACCGGCGCCTGTTCCGCGACGACCGCGCCGGCGTCGAGCTCTTCGTCGGCCCCTCCTATCTGCGCGGCGACGGCGGCCGGCACGGGCACCTCGTCGAGTTCGGCACGCTCCACATGGCAGCGCAACCCTTCCTGCGCCCGGCCTGGGATCAGGACCGCGAGGCCCTCCTCGAGCGCCTCCGCGCCGATCTCTGGCAGCAGGTCTCGAAAGCCGTCGCCCGCGCCGAGAGACGTGCCGCACGGGCGGCGGCCAAGGCGCGAGGCTGACGCCATGGAGGAAGCCCTCCGCGCCCTCCTCCTCGACGTGCCGGCGGTGGCCGCCCTTGTGGGCCCCCGCGTCAACTTCGGCCGCCACCCGCAGGGCGAGCCGCTGCCGGCGCTGGTGCTCACCACCGTCAGCGACCGCGAGGGGCTGACCCTCGCCGGGCCGGACGGGCTACAGCGCGCCCGCGTCCAGATCGATTGCTACGCCGAGAGCTACGGCGCAGCGAAACAGCTTTCCCGCGCCGTGCGCGCCGTGCTCCACGGCCACAGCGGCGGCGGGTTCCAGGGTGTCTTCCTCGACGGCGCGCGCGATCTCCGCGAGCCCGGCGACGACACCGGGCGGCCCTTCCGGGTCTCGCTCGACTTTCTCACCATCTACTCAGCATAGGAGGGCCGGATGGCCTCGAAACAGATCATCGCCTATGGGGCCAAGGTGGAGCGCTCCACCGATGGGACCAGCGGCTGGACCGTCATCCCGGAAGCCAAGGGCATCGCCGTGCCTGTCGTCGAGCAGGATTATCAGGATGTGACCTCGCTCGACAGCGAGGGCGGCTACCGCGATTATATCAAGGGGCTGAAGGACATCGGCCAGATCACCATCCCGATGGGCTACACCTCGGCCGGCTACGCCGCCATGATCGCCGATCAGGAGGCCCCGAACCCCATCCACTACCGCGTGACGATGAAGCCCGCGCCGGACCAGAGCACGGGCGACGTGTTCGAGTTCCGCGGCTTCCCGGTGCCCCAGATCGAAGCCGGCGACCTCGGCGCCCCGGTCGGCATCAACCTCAACATCCGCGGGACCGGCGCGCCCACCTGGACGCGGGGGACGGAGGCATGAACATGATCCGTGGCGCGATCCCGTTCGAGGCCGAGGGGCGTGAGCGCTTCATCCGCCTGACGACCAATGCCCAGGTCCGTTATCAGGAGCGAGCCGGGGAGACCCTCGTCGATGCCATCGTGGCGATGCAGGGCGAGGGCTCGCAGGGCGACATGCTGCGGCTCCGGCGGCTGATCTGGGCCGGCATGAGCCACGAGGGGCTGAGCGAGGATGCGGCGGGCGACCTGATCGACGAGATCGGGCTGGCCGAGGCCTCGCGGCTCTTGGGCGATGCGATCCGCGCCGCCTTCCCCGAGGCAGCCAAAGCCGAGGCCGAGGCTGAGACTGGATCCGGGGATGCGGGGGGAAACGCCCCGGCGCCGGCCAGAGCGAAAGCCAAGCCGGCCGCGGCTTGATCGAGGACCTCCTTGCCCGGTGGCTCGCCGCCGGGCAGGACACCGAGCTGTTCTGGCGCCTCACCCCGCGCGAGGTGCTGGGGGTGCTCGAGGGCGACTACAAGCGGCGGCGCCGCGAGATCGAGGACCGGCGCGTCCTGCAGCACGAGCTCGCCACCCTCGTGGCCTTCGCCTTCCACCAGCCAGGCAAGATGCCGGACTACAAGCCGCCGGCAGAAGCGTCAGCGCCGCCTGCGCAGAAGGCGGAGGCCGGGTGGGATGCGGACCACGAGCGGGTGCGCGGGCTGCTCATCGGCATGGCGCTCAGTGCGCGCGGCTGATCCCCACCATCGCAACTGACCAGGCCGCCTCCGGGCGGCCTTCTCCATGAGGAGGCTTCCCATGTCGGCAGTCATCGGCGCACTCCGGGTCAACCTCGGCCTCGACAGCGCAGAGTTCCAGAAGGGCCTGAAGAAGGCGCAATCCTCGCTCGGGGCGGCGGCGAAGGCCTTCGGCGCGCTCTCGGCCATCGGCGTCACCGTTGGCACCGCAATGACGGCAATCGTCGCCCCGACCGCCCGCGCGGCCAACGAGATCAGCCGTCTGTCGCAAGTGGCCGGCACCACGCCCGCTGCGCTGCAGCGCTGGTCCGCAGGGGCGAAGACGGTCGGGATCGAGCAGGAGAAGCTGGCCGACATCCTGAAGGATGTGAACGACAAGGTGGGCGACTTCCTGTCCACCGGCGGCGGGCCGATGAAGGATTTCTTCGAGCAGATCGCACCGCGCGTCGGCGTGACAGCCGAGCAGTTCCGCAAGCTCTCCGGGCCGGATGCGCTGCAGCTCTACGTCACCAGCCTCCAGAAGGCGGGCCTCGCGCAGTCAGAGATGACCTTCTACATGGAGGCCATTGCAAGCGACAGCACGCTCCTTCTGCCGCTTTTGCGCGACAACGGTGCCGAGATGGAGAGGCTCGGCGCGGCGGCCTCCAGTCTCGGCGCCGTCCTTGGGGATGAAGCTGTCGAGGCGTTGCGCCGGGCGCACCTTGCGCTTGGCGACGTGTCCACCGCCCTGCAGGGCGCGCGTGACAGGATGGCTGCCGAGCTTGCCCCCGCGGTCGAGGCGATGGCCGTAGCCTTCACCAATTCGATGCGCGAGGGCGGTGCGTTGCGGACGGTGCTGGACGGTCTCGGCGGTGTCGCGGCTTCGGCGGTGCAGGGCATCGCTTCCCTTGCGGACCACGCGGATATTCTGGCCTCTGCGCTCGTCGGTATCGCGGCTACTGCTATCCCCAGCATGATGACTGCGGTCGCAGGCATGACGACCGGATTGGGTCTGGCTACGATTGCGACCAACACCCTCACCGGTGCGCTCGGCTATCTGCGAGCGGCTGTAGCGCTTGCCGGCGGGCCGTGGGGTATTCTCGCAGGGGCGGTGGCGTCGACGGCTGCCTACTTCCTTGTATTCCGCGACAATGCGGGCCTCGCCGAGACCGCCGCTTACAACGTGCGGGATGCGGAGCTTGCCCTCCGCGGCGAGCTCGAGGCCTTCGCCACCGCATCGAGCCCGGCTGCGCGCGAGGAAAGCCGCAAGCGGGTGATCTCTCACTTCGAGCATGCGCGCGCTGCGCTTCAAGCGGCTCAGGCAGAATTGGCTCTTGCCCAGGCGATGGGCGAGGATATCAAACCCGGTTCCCTGATGGACATGGCGGCATCCGAGGAGGGCACTCGATCCTTGGATGCGCGCAGCAAGAAGGTGCAGGAGCTCACCGCAAACGTCACTCGCATGGCTGAGGCGGTGAAGCAGGCGACCGCGACCGGCGGCGGTGGCGAGACGGTGATCCCTCAGCCGTCTGCAATCACACCCACTACGAAGGCGGTCAAGGATCTTGGATCGGCCGGGCGCTCAGCGGGCAGGCAGATCAAGGACGGTATGAATGGCGCGAAGGAGAGCGCCAACGAGTTTGCCGATGCGCTCCGGCAGAACGTCGTTCAGTCGATTTCCTCGGCCGTGGGCAGCGCCGTCGACTGGATGCTCGACGGCTTCGAGGGCGGCTTCAAGGGCCTCCTCGACATCGCGAAGAACACGCTGAAGCAGATCATCGGCATGTTCATGACGAACCGGATCACGCTCTCGCTCGGCCTCGGCGTCTCGGGCGGTGCCGCCGGCGTCGCCGGCACCGCCGCCGCGGCGGGCGTGCCGGGGATGGGCGGCGGGCTCGGGATGCTGGGCAGCCTCTTCGGCGGCGGGGGCGGCGGCGGGTTCCTGAGCGGCATCGGCAGTGCCTTCAGCGCCTTCGGCAGCGGGGCTCTGGGCTCGCTCGGCAACTTCTTCTCGGGCGGCCTCTCCGGGGGCTTTGCCTATATCGGCCAGTCGCTGAGCATGGCCACGAGCGGCCTCGTCGGGTTCGCGCAGGCGGCGGGCGCCATTCTGGGCCCCATTGCCGCCGTGGCAGCGGCCTTCTCCTTCTTCGGCTCGAAGACGAAGCTCCTCGACGCAGGCCTGCGCGTCACCGTGCGCGAGCTGAATGCGATGGTGGAGAGCTACCGGAAGGTGGAGAAGTCCCGGTTCGGCGGGCTGTCGAAGTCGCGGCGCACGAGCTACGGCCTCGCGGACGGCGCGGTGGCGGGCCCCATCGTCAAGGCCGTGAGCCAGATGCAGGCTTCGGTCATGGATGTGGCGGACACGCTCGGCATCGGGGCCGAGGCGTTCAAGGGCTTTGCGGCCTCGGTGAAGTTCTCGACCAAGGGCCTGTCGGACGAGGAGATCGGCGCCAAGCTGCAGGAGAAGCTCACCGAGCTCGGCGACAACTTCGCCGCCCGTGCCTTCGGCTATGTCGGCCGGAACGACCAGGCGATCCGGGATCTCGAGAAGCGGATCGCGGAAGGCACGTCCGATGCGGTGGTGAGCGGGCTCAAGGGATCCCTCGGCGACAGGATTCTCGCCGCCTTCTTCGGCCGAAAGATGCAGGGCGATTTGGCCGACCTGATCGCGGACAACACGCTCGTCTCGACCCGGCCCGAGCTCGCGGCTCTGGTGAAGGAGGGCGAGAGCTTCGTCGAGGCGCTGCAGCGGCTGAGCGCGGCGATGACCGGGGTCAACGGCGTGATGGACACGCTGGGCATGAGCTTCCGGGCGGTGGATATGGTCACCGCCGGCATGGCCTCGGATCTGGCCGCGCTCTTCGGCGGGCTGGAGGGATTGGTCTCCGCCACCAGCGGCTATTATCAGGCCTTCTACAGCGAGGCCGAGCGGATGGAGACCGCGACCCGGCAGGCGACCGAGGCGCTGGCCAAGTACGGCATCCAGCTGCCAAAAAGCCGGGACGAGTATCGGCGGCTGATCGAAAGCCTCAACCTGTCGAGCTCCTCCGGCCGCGAGCTCTACGCCGTGCTCATGCAGATGGCCGGCGTGATGGATCAGATCCTCCCGAGCGTGACCGGTCTCTCGGCCGAGCTGGCGGGGCTCGTGGGCACCATCACCACCGATCTCGACGGCATGATCTCCGGCGCGGCCGAGGCGCAGCGGGCGGCGGCCGCGGCGGCGAAGGGCTGGTATCAGGTCACTCTGTCTCTGCGCGATTACATCGGCGATCTGCGCTCGGCGGCCTCCGAGCTGATCTCGCCCGCGGTGGCTGCGGCGCAGTCGCAGGCGCGCTACCAGACGATGCTCGCAGGCGCGATGGCGGGCGATCAGGAGGCGGCCAAGGCCGTCTCCGGCGCGGCCTCGGCCTATATCGAGGCCGTGCGCGGGCAGGCCCGGTCGGCGGTGGATGTGGCGCGCGCGCAGGCGCGGGTGCTCTCCGACCTGCAGCTCCTGCAGGGCGTGACCGGCCTCGAGGGGGCGAAGGAGGATGTGCTGGCCAGCCTCTATCGGGAGCAGGTCGATCTCCTGACCGAGGTGCGCGATTATCTCGCGGGCGGCGAGGCGCTGAAGCCCGAGCAGATCGCGGCACTGAACGCGCAGCTGGGCTCGCTCGAAGGCGCCATCGCAGCGGCGAAGGAGATCAGCTACGCCGCGCTCCGCGAGCGGATCGATGTGACCGTGGGGCTGACGGCCACGGCCGACATTCCGGCCGACCTGCGCCGCATCCTGAAGAATGCCACGAGCGGGGTCGAGGTCTCGCTCGACATGGTGCTGCGGCGGATGGATCTCTCGCCCGATCTGGTCTGGATCGCGGCGAAGGCCTCCTCCGACCATCTCGCGCGGATCACCTATCTGGCGAAGACCGACGCGCTGCCCGACGATCTGCGCACGCTCGCCGCCGTCCGCGTGGCACAATCGGTGCGCCGGCTCGCGCTGGTGATGGACCGGCCCGCCTCCGATCTCGGCATGGCGGAACTCCTCAAAGCCCTCGGCGCACAGGGCGGCCGGATCACGCTCGGAGGCTCCTTCGCCTTCGACCCTTCGACCGGCTTCTCGAGCTGGTTCGAGAGCACGACGCGGGGGGCGATCACGGCGCCGATGACGGCGCTCCGCACCGCACTCGGCGATCTGGCGGCAGCTGTGAGGGCAGAGACGGCCGCCGCGACAAAGAGGGGACAGGGGGCGGCGCTCTCGGCCTATGCCGGCGGCCTCGCGACCAATGCCGCCGGCGACATCCTCGCCACCGACAAGCAGATCATGACGATGGCCGCCAAGGCCGGGATCTCGACCGACGGCAAGACTATCGGGCAGGTGATGCGGGCCATCGAGGGCTTCTCGCCGCTCGACGGGATCGAGACGATCCGCCGGCTGCCGGGGAGCCTGAAGGACTACCTCTGGGGCCTCTTCCAGCAGCGGCAGGGCCGGATCCCGCTCGATACCGCCGATTATCTGCGGCTCTATCCGGACGTGGCGGCCGACGAGTTCGGCTACGACCCGACCATCCACTACCGCAACCACGGCCGCGAGGCGATCCTCGCGGGCCTGCGCCCCTTCCGGCCGGAGGTGTTCGACTGGTCGGCCCTCGGCCTCGACATCCCCGGCTTCGCCGCGGGCGGGCTCCATGCGGGCGGCCTGCGCCTCGTGGGCGAGCTCGGGCCCGAGCTGGAGGTCACCGGCCCGAGCCGGATCCACAGCGCGGGGCGGACCGCCGACATTCTCGGCGGCGCCGCCATGGGCGCCTCCGAGGTGGCAGGCGCCGTGCGCGACCTGCAGGCCGAACTGGTGGCTCTGCGGGCCGAGCTCGCCGAGATGAAGGTCTGGGCCCGCAAGGGGGCCGAGGCCTCCACCGCCACCGCGAAGGACCTGCGCCGGATCGGAACGGTGGGGGTGCGGATCGACCCGACGGAGGCCGTCTGATGCGGATCATCCTGCCGACCCCGGTGACGCCGGCGGCGCTGCTCGCGAGCAACATCCCCGAGGACGACCATCCCGCCTGGGGCGCAGGCACGACCTACGCCCGGGGCGCCCGCGTCGTTGCCGAGCAGGGCGTCTGGGAGAGCGTGGCCGACGGGAACCAGGGTCACGATCCGGCGGCGGACGCGCTCGGCAGCTGGTGGCTGCGGATCGGGGCCACCAACCGCTGGCGCGCCTTCGACGAGCGGATCGGCGGCCAGACGGTCGGCGGCCATACGATCCGCTATTCCATCCGGCTGCCGCGCACGCTGAACCGCCTCGCCTTCTTCAACCTCGATGCGGCGTCCCTACAGGTGACGGTCACCACGCCCGCAGGCGTGACGATCCACGACCGGACGGTCGATCTCGTGGCGCGCGATCCGGTCGGCACCTTCTGGGAATATGTCTTCACCGAGTTCGCCTTCACCCCGAACGTGATCGTGGCCGCGCCCCTGCCGGCGGGGGCCACGCTCGACATCACGGTAACGGGGGGCGCCGTCACCCGCGTGGGCGAGATCGTCATGGGCCGCGACACGCCGGTCGGCACCACCGTGGCCGGCACCGGCCTCGGCCTCGTCGACTATTCCGTGAAGCAGCGCGACGAATGGGGCGGGCTCTATATCGTGCCGCGCCCCGTCACCCG